TCATAGCTATTGCATTTATTGTTGTCGTCCGGGTAGTATCGAGTATTTGTACCATCATTCCAGATGTTAGTGTTGTATAGTTTAAATAAATATAATTTTATAAAAATCTAAGATTTTTATAAAATGTGGGTTTTATTTTCATTGTTGGATGCTAAAATTAAATGAAATAGTGTTATAATACTTAAATTTATTTAAAAATATATTTTAGAAAATAAAATTAAAAAAAATTATATTAATAAAAAAATGACATTATCACCAGAAACAATAATTTATATAGCAGTTGGTATTTCTTTACTTCTGTCAATAATTTCAATTATTGTTGTTTTTACTAAAGCAGGTACAGCAGGTACAACAGGTACAGCAGGTGCTTCACAAGGTTCATATGGAGTTGCAATGGGTAATAGTGCAGGTGCTTCACAAGGTTCATTTGCAATGGGTAATAGTACAGGTCAAAATTCATCGACTAGGTTCATTTAAAACTAATGGTGTTGAAATTATTTTTGTATTATAGTAAAAAAAGAATGAAGATTCTAATGGTGATTCGCATCTTTTTAATTTATAAAAACTAGTTTTTATAAATTTTCATTTTTATAGTATTCTATAATTTTTTCAGTCATTGTTTGTTTAGTATCATTATATTTTCTACCTATTTTTAGGTATGAAATTATTTTTTGTAATTCATCCTTAACATATAAATTTATTTTTACTATTTTATGTTCAAGTGTAAGTTCATTCAGAATCTTAATTTCTTCTTCAATAATATTGTCAAAGTCTTTACCGTATTTACTTCTAGTTCCATTTCTACATGTTTTACATTGTCTTCTTTTTTCTGGAAATTCTTCTTTATTTTTTATTTTACAACATTTTCTGCATATTTTTTCGTCATCCTTTATATCAAGAAGTAAAGGGTCTCTTCTTATTTCCTCTGCAGTTAATATACCATTAGTTATTTTAATATTTGCTATGTCAATCATAGAATCACATTTCATACATATTGTTAATGGAGATAAACTTTTCATTGTAAAAAAATTTATATTTTGATATGTTTGACAGAAACCATTACAATATCTAAAACCCTTAGCGGCTTCCGCGTTTCTTTTATCATATTCATATCTTAGTAAATAAGTAGGTAATATCAATGATAATTTACCTGCAAAATTAAGATGCTTTTTTTCAAATAATTTTTCATCATCTTCCATATTTAATTCTGTTTTAGATTCTTCAATTTTTGGTGGTTCTTCCAAGTTATATTTCCATAAATCATCTTCTATTTTACAACTGAATCCACAAACATTATTTATATCTTTAAGACCCTTAATTAAAAAATTTTCATTTTCGAATTTATCTAATAAAATCCATTCATGACTTTGAAATTGAAAATGTTTTTCATACTTAATTTTAATTATCTTTTCAAATAATTCATAATATTGTGTGTACATTATAAATACTACTTTAATATTAGGAATCATTGTTCTATCACTCGCTAATCTTTCATTTATGTCATGTGTAAAACCTATTTTGAATTTATTTAATGGATTTTCAGGGTCTGATAATATATAAACACACCCTGATGTTTCAGTAAATTTATGTCTTTGTGAAAATTTCTTTTGATTTTTTTCTAAACTTTTTTTAGCCTTTATTAAGTTTTTTTGTTCTTCAAATAATTTTTTATCAAGTTCTTCCTTTTCTTCTTGTAATTTTAAGTTTTCATTCTCAAGTTTTAATTTTTCGTCAATAATACTTTGTATCTTATACTCACCTTTCTTTCTTAAAGTAGGTAAAATTTCTTCACAAACTACTTCTTGAAATTTTTGAGCTATTGGTTTATTTGATCTCATTACTAACTGATAAACAGCAGGCTCTTTTAAAATAATCATTGTTTGTTTACCTCTTGTTAATGTATTCAGAATTTCTGAACACTTCCATTTTTCAGGAATATTTCTAATTGCTTCAGTTACATTTGATAATCCAAGAATATTGCAAATATCTTTTGCTACAAATAAAGGTTCATGATAATTACCTAAAACCCTAATTTCTTTGTTTTCAAACTTGAAAGTCTCATCAATTGAATTTATTAGTTCCATTTTTATTATATAATTCTATGTCTTTAAATATGTATTAGATATTTTTAATGTATTAAATATTTCTAACACCTTAAGATATTGTGACACCTTTCAATAAAGGTAGTAGATAAAATTGAACACTTTCACACAAACACAAAAACATCTTTAAAATTAACAATATTTTTAATTTATAAACTTGTAAATGATAAATAAAGAATGAATAACTGTTCTTATTTTATAAAAAATAAAGCTCTATTTGGTAGTTACCCAACACAAGAAGCTATTTATGAACTGGAACTAGAAGGTGTAAGGCATTTTATTGACCTTACATACAGTAATGAAAATAAAATTAAGCCCTATAAAACAAAGTATAACTACATAAATTATCCTATAGAAGACAGAAATGTCCCTACAGATCTTAAATCATATAGTATTTTTATAATAGAAATATGTTCGATAATAAAAAAACTAAAAGACAAAGAATTGCTTTACGTCCATTGTCGCGGTGGTCATGGGAGATCGGGTATAATTGTTGCGTCAATTCTCTGTTATATTTTTAATTTATGTCCATACGACTCATTATTGTATACGACGAAATGTCACAACAATAGAAGTGTTATGAGGGACAAGTGGAGGAAGATAGGTTCACCACAAACATACTATCAAAAAAAATTTGTATATAAGATGTTTCAGTCGTTTAATTTCAATAAAATATACAAGAAGTTATTACAGAAGCAGAGTAATTATTTGTCGTATAATGTAGAAGTTCCTGAGTATAAAATATTTGAGAATATAATGGAAGCTTATAATGAACTATATGAATTGTATAATGAAAATAGTAACCACCCGGTATTTGAAAAAATTAAAATAACTAAAAATAATGTAAAAGATAGTATAATGGAATATTTGATATGTCTAAAGATAGAACAACATGAGATAATAAGAATAAATTTACTAAACACATACTTGAGACCTATAATAGCAACAATAGATAATGATGAATATTGGGGTATTGGAAAACTTGGGGATGGAGACAATAAATATGGTAAAATTATGACAAATATAAAATACAAATATTTGCATTCTGAAAAAAATTGAATTTTATTTTCGTCTTTTAAATTTAGATCAACTACTTCAAACAAGAACCCAAAATGTCTTTTAAAGCTATTAACGAGTTTTTCACTGCCTTTCTTGAAAACCACGGAGATGAAGAGATTCTTTCTAAGTGGAAGGAAGAATCCAAAGGTCTCAACAAAATTATCAAAAAGAAAGAGAAAAAAGAAACTAAAAAATCATCTGGTCTTTCCAAGAACAAGTCTGCCTATATATTCTTTTGTTTAGAAGAACGTCCAGAAATTGCAAAACAAAATCCTGAGTTGTCTTCTAAAGAGATTACGAAAATCTTGGCGAAGAATTGGAGTGAACTAAAGGAAAATGACGAGGATAGATTAAATGAACTTCAAGAAAAAGCACTAAAAGATAAGGAGAGATATACTAAAGAGAAATCAGATTCAGAGTCGGATGCAGATGGAGAAGGAGAAAAGCCAAAGAAGAAGAAAAAAATGTCAGTTTATATGTTATTTTGCAAGGAGGAGCGTCCTGTAATTAAAGAAGAGAATCCTGAATATAATTCTAAGGAAATTATTAAGGAGTTGGGAAGGAGATGGACTGAATTGAAAGAATCGAAGAGTGATAAGATTGAGTATTATGAAAAAAAATTAAAAGAAAGTGTGTCAGACAATGAAGAAGAACCTGAACCAGAAAAGAAAAGTGTTCCTCCTGTTGTTTCAGATGAAGAAGATGAAGAAGAACCTGTTAAGAAAAAAACTAAAAGTAAAAAGAAAGTTGTTGTGTCAGATGATGAAGAAGTAGCTGATGAACCTATTAAGAAAAAAAGTAATAAAAAACAGAAAAATTAAATTGTAAATAAAATTTGTAGATAAAATTGTAAATATAACACTAAAAAAGTGTTATATTTAATTGCGAAAAAAATCGATTTATATTTTCGTCTTTTTTAAGAAAGTCAGATCTATTGTTTGTTGAAAAAAATCGATTTATATTTTCGTCTTTTTTAAGAAAGTCACATCACAATGTCTACTACTACCGAATGTTGCATATGCGCTGAAAAGTTCAACAAGACTTATAGAAGTCGTGTTGACTGTCCTTTTTGTGAGAAAGTGTGTTGTTCAGATTGTTTTGGTAATTTTTTAATTACATCTGGTTTTGAGCCGTCTTGTATGTTCTGTAAGAAGAATATAACAAAAGACTTTGTAATTGAAAACTTGACGAAAAAATTCTACAACACTTACTGTAATTTTAGGAATGATATAGTGTTTAGTAGAGAAAAAAGTCTTTTACCTGAAACACAAATACTTGTAAATAATTTAATAAAAATAAATGACGCTAAAAAATATAGTAAAGAGTTACTACAAAACAAAAATGATGTTAAGGAGCAAATACGTAAATTAGATCAAGTATATGTAAAAATAAGTAAAAAAGACAAAGAACAAAGAGATGAATTAGTAGCACAAAAAAAAATTTTGAAAAATCAAAAATATGAAATTCAAGCTCTAATCAGTGAAACATGTAGATTAATATACATCTTAACACATAATAAACAAGAAACACATGAAAAACCAAAGTTCATAATGAAATGTCCAGACGAAGAATGCAAGGGTTTTTTATCTTCTTCATACAAATGTGGTACTTGTTCTAAATATTTCTGTTCTGACTGTCATGTAAATAAAAACGAAAGGAATGATGAAACCCATGTTTGCGATGAAGATGCGAAGGCGACGATTTCATTGCTAAAATTGGATACGAAATCATGTCCTAAATGTATGACTCCAATATATAAAGTATCTGGATGCGACCAGATGTGGTGTCTTACATGTAAAACGGCATTTTCATGGAACACAGGAAAAATTGACGATGGTTATATCCACAATCCTGAGTATTTCCGTTATATGAGAGAAAATAATCTTAATATTGAACGGAATCCGTTAGATCGTCAAGATGGTGGTGGCAATTGTGCTAGATTACCAAATTACCATAGATTGATTTTTCTGAATCAACCATTTATTGATCAGAAAATAATTGAAAAATGGTACAGATTAGTTTCACATGTAAAAGATTATGAAATGCCACAACTACCAAATAATCTAGGAAATATAGATCATTCTGACCTTAGAATAAAATATCTAATGAATGAAATAACGGAACAATCATGGAAAAAAACGTTAAAAATGAGAATAAAAAAGAACGAAAAAAACCATGATATATATCAAGTGTATGATTTATTTTGTCAGGTAATGACTGATAATTTTATTGTATATATAAATAACAAAAATATACTTATGTTTAATGACGAATCTTCAAAAATCTTGAATTATGCGAATAACATGGTAGATAATATCAATAAAAAATACAGTAGTACAAATAAAAAATATTTTTTGAATTTCTTAAGTTAATAACGGAAATGTAATGAGATTATGTATATAAATGTATATACATAATCAACAACTCGGGAAAGTGTTTAATTGATTTGTCTGGCGCCAATAAAACCTTCTCTTTGTATTTTTATTTTTTTACCAATACCAACACCTTTTCTCAAACAACTCGAACGTCTACCGAATCTTTCATACTTGTCAGGTAGAGGTGTTTTATCACCACAATATATATTTTCAGGAGGGTCTATAGGTTCATAATTAATAAACTCAAAGTCTATGGGAGAATATATACCATAACCAATACCTTTTTTTAGACATTGATAATTAGTTCCAATTACACATTTACCACCATTTGCTTCTAATAAAGGTGATAATAGATTATTACCGCAATAAATACATTTTTTTTTATCGGACTTCTTCTTAGACCTTTTTTTCGATCTTTTCTTCTTAGAACTTCTTTGCATTTTTATTTAAACAAATATATTAATTATTTTTTCTAATTTTGGAAAAAATTGGTATTCATTTAATATCTTTTGTTTAGCTTCTTTTATATATGGTAAGCGTTGAGTCCACCAATCTTCACTAATAGCTCTTTTAATAGTTTCATAATCTTTTTCAAAATCTATTAAATCGAGATATACAAATGCTTTTTCGTCAATATACTCTTTAATATTGTAACAACCTGAATAAAAAACGAGAGTTTCAGATAATATACCATCTACTAATTTTTCAGTACAATAGTTTTTAATTGAATGATTTTCTACATTGAAACTATATTTATAAGGGAATAAAGCATCATCTTTTTGATGTGGCGGTAAAGAACCTTTATAATTTACCCAAGAGAATTTATTTCCACCGTAAACATGAACTTCCATATTTTTAGATTCCAAGAATTTAACAAAATCTATTCTTTTAATATGTCCAGGATCAGCGTATTTATCTGATAATACTGTAGATAATATATCATGTTTTTTTATGATCTCATCATTTGATAATTGAATATAAGTTTTAGCCAAATGCCATTCGAATGTATTTAAGTTAGTGTTATGAGAACTAATATATTTAAAATCATCTTTAGAAGGTGATGACCATTCACCCCATATATACTTCTTTTCGTCCATATGAGGTTCCATTCTAAGTAATATAGTTTTTGTGGGATCATATTTTAAATTATCAGGAGGTTTATTTACAATACAATAAAAATCACATGGTTCAGAAGATACAATTTTTATATTATTCCATGTAAAATTATTATCTTTACTCATTTTATTCCATAAGTTGCATATATCATCATTAGAACACCAATTACAACATAATAAAACTCTTATCGAAGCAGACGAAGTCGTTATTGATGATATTTTTTCAAGTAATTCACGCAAATTTATGAAATTATTTTTATTACATTCATTCAATGATTCTTGTATATTATTATCAGATATTAATTTATCAATATATTCCATTTTTAATTATAAATTTTTATATTTAAATAATTTTATTCTATTTCAAAATATATATTTTTTTCTAACACAATAGAACATACTACACATGGTATTGTTATATCAGGAACAATATTGTTAATTTTGGCCATATATATTTTAATACTTTTATTATCATTTTTATACATATATTTATATATTAAGAAGCCTTTTTCTATTAGATTATTATGCGGAATTAATTTTATATTATAACCAAAATCAGGTTTAATAATTATACCAGTGTCATATAAAGATATAAGTCCATTATCTTTAATTTTTTTTATAATAGTTAAATCATAACTAAAGTTACATATATTGTTTTTTATTGGTTTAACCGCGTTTAAATTATTTATTTCAAATTTACATATTGGTAAATTTTTGCCTTCAGCGATCCATTCTAAGTAAATTTTATAATTATTTTCTAATCTATATCTTGCGTCGGAATTATAGTAAATATAATGAAGGAAATCCAAAGCATTTTTATCTGAATAACATAATTCACCGTTATGTTCATTATACATTGAAGACTTAATATTATTGCAATATTCTTTAATTTTTTTTACAATATTCTTTTTAGTATATGCAATTATGCAACAATTTAAACTAGTATTTAATAATGTTTTTTTGTCAATCACACCGTATCTATCAAAGAACCCTCTGATGAAATTCTTTAAATAATATTCTGACATACATACTGGTATACTGTCATAATTATTGATATTATTACCTACTAAATACCCAGCATTATCTTCTTCCATTTTAATATAATTTTATAAATTATATTAAAATTATTTTTTTTAATTACAACACATTTAACTGAATGTATTCACATTCTTCACATAAAATACCAGCAACTGTTCGAAGTAATTTACATTCTTTTTCAGTATCACCACATATCATACAATGTTGTTCTTTGATATGACTATATTTTAATTTGTATTGTTGACGAATTTCATTTAAATTATCATCTTTAATACAAATAACTCCTGTTGATTTAGATAATTTATTACCACAAGATTGTTTATGTAATGTCCAATCTTCTTTTTGACAAGAAAGTGAACAATAATGAATATTACTACATTTTCCACAAACATGCATTCCTTTTTCAGTTTTAAGACAATTATTACATCTATATATTTTTTTCGACATATTTAAATTTAATAATTTTTCTTTTAATTTTACTTTTTAAAATCAATTTTTTATCTTGTATTACTTTTTATTCTTAGCATTTCTGCCTCTCAAACAATATTAAAGTACATCTTTATAAAAAATCTACACAATTTTTGTGTGTGTTTTATTTTTTTTGTATATATTATAAAATTATTTGAAAATAATTTATAAAATTATTTTTAAAATTAATTAATTTTAAAAATAATTCTTTTAAATAAATGGGTATTATTTATAGTTCTAATCATAAGAAGAATGTAGACGA